AAATGTTAGTCAATTATTAGTTAATGAAATTATACGGGGACAACTCACACCAAAGCTACGCATGGTTGATATGCCATTCCAAAATTTATCAGTTGACAATCCTTACCTTCCTCACAAGGTCATAGAATATTCATCTGGATATTACGTTTTTGAAAGAGGTAGTTTTGATTTAAAAACAGAGATTTGGCAAGGTGATTACTTTAAAATAGAATTGGATGCCTAACTATACAGAACGCACAGTATTATCTAAACCTCGCGACTTTGCCGACGTTGCAAACAATGCAGGCAGTGGCGGTGTGGTAAACAACAATGTTACAGAAACAATAAATAATGTTACAGTAAATGGCTCTGCCGTTTCTATCTTTAATCAAGAATTTCTTGATACAACATCTGCTATATTAACATGGACACAAAATAGCGGCAAGTTGCCGACAACTAATTTATTAGCAGCTATTCACGTTTACCAAAACGGGCAGAAATTAGTAGATAGCCAATATTCTATTACATTACCTGCTACTATTACCATAGATTCTAACACGCATTATGATGGAAGTAACTACATTGTATTTGCAATAAATATAAACTAATGGAAGAAATAAAAGCACCAAAGAAAGAAAGAAGGTTTATAAAAGGACTTGGCGAGATTGCCCTTGTACTTATCCGTGAGCTTGTGCTTGGCATTGGCAAAAAGGTAATTAACAAAGTAGGCAATAAACGAGAAAGACTTGTTATTGCCATTATTATTTTGGGTTCATCCTTTGCCTTTGCCCAGTATCCAGCAACGGGGAATAAGCAGAGACTTGGTTACCAGAGTACTGGCGATGGTCTTGTTTTTAGGGGAAGGTCAGCCGATACAGTAAGCCTTAAACCTTCTACTATAAATAATGCTTACCATTTATTTGACACAGTTAACAATGTCTTATTTAGTTACATAAAGACTAAAGGAGGATGGAAGTTTAATAATAGCGATACAGTCATTGTAAACAACAATTTTTCACAGCCTGTTGACTCATTATTTTTTAAAACAAGTGTATCTCCAAACAATGTGGACACTGCTAAAATGCGATGGGATTATGAGTTAGGTACGGTTGTTTTAGGAATGTATGACCAAGTGCCAAATGAGTTAGGCTTTAAAAACTTTTGGCTTGTCAAAAATCAAACAGGCTCAACTATTACAAAAGGCAGCATCGTGTATGCTAATGGAACGGTTGGTGCAAGTGGAAGAATAACAGTTGCAAAATTTATCGCCAATGGCACTATTGATGCTAAATATTTATTAGGAATAACGGCACATGATTTAAGTAATGGTGAAGATGGGTACGTTATTTCTTTTGGCAAAATAAGAAAAGTTAACACCGATACCTTTGCGACTGGAGCAATCCTTTACCCTTCGCCAACAGTGGCTGGTGTTTGGACAGATGTTGAGCCAGTTGCTCCTAATATTGATATGCCAATAGGCTTTTGTATTAATTCTCATGTTAATAATGGCACAATATCAATAAGAGTAGCTTCTGGTTACGCATTGCATGAGCTTCATGATGTAGCCATTACGTCACCTTCTGCAAACGCAAGTTTATATTATTCTGGTGGATTATGGCGCGACACAACCGCTGCACTTTTGGTAAGCGATACGGCAAGTATGTTGACAAATTATTTGCGTACAGGTGTTGCAGCTTCGACATACCAAACAAAGTTAAATGGAACTGGATTTGTAAAAGCAAGCGGAACAACCATAACTTATGATAATTCAACCTATTTAACATCGTCAACAGGTGTGACAACCTTTTCCGCAGGATCAACAGGTTTAACTCCTTCAACTGCCACATCTGGAGCAATTACTTTGGGTGGCACATTAGCATTAACAAACGGTGGTACAGGTTCAACATCTGCATCTGCTGCAAGGACTGCCTTAGGCGCAACCGTGAGAGGTGCTAATACCTTTTTATTGACAGACATAGGAACAATATCATTTTTAAGATATAATGCAGATAACACCGTAAGTCAAAGAGCAGCGGATGGAATGCGTAGTGATTTGGGAGGTACAACTATTGGACAATCAATGTTTACTTTAACTAATCCTTCTGCTGTAACATTTCCAAGATTTAACGCTGATAATACGGTTACTGCTTTAGATGCTGCAAGTTTTAGAACGGCAATAGGTGCAGGAACAGGAACGGGAACTGTTACAAGCGTTACAGGTAGTTTACCTATATCTTCATCCGGAGGAACAACTCCTAATATTACAATAGCTAACGCTGCAGTATCTACAACAGGTGTAGTAACAGCAACTACTCAAACATTTGGAGGTGCTAAAACATTTAATGGTGTTTTAAATGCAAGTAGTGATTTAAATGTTACAGGAATTAGCACTTTATCAGGTGGTGTAATCGTTGGTTTAGCAGGGTCAATGACTAAAATAGCAGGTTTAAATGTATCAAATGCACTTGGATCAATAACGGTAGGTAGTGGTTTAGATTTAACAACTGGTACTATATCTATAAGCAAAACTACTATGACAACAAGTGGTACTGATTTTCCTAATACAAGTGCTCATTCTTCAAGCGAAATAGCTTTTGTTATGACTGCAACAGTAGGACAAGCAGTATTGTTAGGAGTACCAAATGGTTCAGCTCCTGCAAATACTAATTATACTGCATGGGTATCTGGCACTAATACAGTTATTATAAGATTTAATAATTATAGTACAGTTTCTGTAAATCCTGCACCTGGTGATTTTACAATAACATTATTAAACTTATAACATGAAATCAATAATACTAAAACTTTTTTATCAAGGCTACGAGTTTATTGCTTTCTCCCTCTGTTGCGGCTTCATTGCTTCGTTCTTCATTCCTATTAAGGGATTCTTGTTGTTTGTAATATTTGTTGTTTTTTCTGACACATTCACTGGAATCCTTGCGGCTAAAAAAAGAAAAGAGACCATAACAAGCAAAGGGTTATATCGAACATCCCAAAAGATACTGACTTATTTCTGTGGTATAATGATATTTCATGGAGCAAGTATAACTTTTGGGCTACCTTCGCAGATTGTTTATAGTGTTAGCTTTCTAATATCATTTACAGAACTCTACAGTATTTCTGAAAATATAAAGTCAATAACTGGCGTAAATTTAGCTACAACAATTCTTAAATATTTTAAAAACAAATAATCATGCAGACTAATTTAAAAGAGGTTTTAAAAAGCGCAGACACAATCAAAAGTCCTATAGGTGACATTGCTTGTTATTCTATGAACATAGCGGAACTTGCGCAAGAGGTAAATGTACTTCTTACTGACGATGGAAATAAAATCAAATTTACCTGGCGAGAATATGTTAAACTTGCTCAAATCATTTGGGATAAAATAAAGGAAACAAGCCGTGAATGTGCTGGGAAGGAAATTTCGGTTAGTTTACCGCCCAAATTTTCTATAATTTCAGCAGCTTTTTCGCTAATCGGGTTTAAGTTATAGGCGCAGACAGAATCGCTACCTTAGTGCCAAGGGGATAGGATTAATTTCTTATCCCCTTAAAAATATAAAACATGAAAGCAAATGATTTTTTAATATGCCTTGATGCCGGGCATGGTGGCATGAGAAACGGAACGGGCCCAGAAAAATACGTTACCTATCCTTCCAAGTGCTACCAACATCGCACAGGCAAGTTTCATTCCTATGGATGGTTTTTTGAGGGAGTGTTTAATCGCTCTTTAGCTAACTATTTGGAGCAGTACCTCCTTGACTATGGCTTCCAAGTGAAAAAGATATACGAGCCTATAAATGACACAACATTAAATAAACGCTGCCAACTTGCCAATTCTTACGCAAAAGCAGCTCAACACTCTATCCTTGTTTCTATTCATGGCAATGCTGCCTCACCTACTGCCAGAGGTTGGGAGATATTTACATCACCAGGAGAAACCAAGTCGGATCTTCTTGCAACGTGTATTGGTGAGCAGGTAAAGAGTAGTACACCAGGATGGGTGCATAGGGCAGATTATACAGACAATGACTTAGACAAAGAGGCAAGGTTTCAAATGCTTACCGGTGTATCTATGCCTGCTGTGTTGTCGGAAAATGGATTCTTTACAAATTACTCTGATGCTGGATTAATGATAGATCTTAATTGGCAACAGAGTATTGCTAAAGCGCACGCAAAGGGCATCTTAGACTACGCAGTGCAGCAAGGTGTAGTGTGGGAATAAAAAAGGCGCAAGTATCTCTCTTGCGCCTCTTAGACACCTTAAACATCAACAAACACTAATTAACAACTATATTCTGCAATAACTTATTTAACATTCTAACCGCAGCTTCTTTGACATCCTCTTTTTCGTTGTTTATTTTAACTACTTGCCAAAGCAAAGATACCATTCTTTCTGGATTCATATACTCATAAAATTGTTTGTTTCTTTCATCTTTAGAATTGTAAAAACTTACAAGAGTTGATGCGGAGGATACTACATTATTTGTCTTAATGCCCTTTGGATACTTTGCTATCATAGCATCACAAAGTGCTATTTGCTTTTTATCCAGTCCATACGTTTTAGCAGCCATGTGTTCCTATTTTTAAAAGTGAAAGTTTAGTTTTCTCTTGTTTCATGCGATGTTCAATAATGCCCATAAACCATTTATCTTGTTTATTTTTATCTTTTAGAGATTCGGCTATATAAATCTTTTCAAGATTGTTAAGACGTTTTCTTATAACTTTTTCCTGTATCATTTGAAATATGCTTTTGATATTAACGCTAATTGAAAAGCGTCAATTTCATCTTGTGATAATTTTTTATTTCCTGTTACTTCAAGCTTCATTCCTTTAATTACGGACATGGCATAATCCAATGTCCATTTGCTGCCTTTATCTTGTGGTGATATTCCTTTTACTGTATGTCCGTACAACTCCAACCAATCAATGGTAAATCTACTGGCTCCTTGGTTCATGCCGACATTTCGGCTGATCTTTGTTCTTGCCCTTCCATCGACATATTTTTTAAAAGTAATATTTTGCAAAGATGAATCTTCAACCATTACTTTTATATCTGTTGCCCATGTCAAAGCGTCTTTTGCCCAGTCAGCAAGTTTCTTGTACTTTCCAAAATAAACTTTATCCTCATCAATAATACAAACGGCAAATCCGTTAAGCCTCATAGATGGGTCAATGCCGACGAATTTTGCCATAAGTTATTTTTTTATTTAGAAAGTTACGTTTAA